TTGTGCAGGTTCGTCCCACTCAGTTGTCTCGTGCGAGGCTCAAGGGCTACCGGATGGTGAAGCCCTCTGAGACTGGAGAAAAGACCCTTTACGACCAGGAGGATGCCACCCCGGAAGACGTTATCAAGCATGGTGACCGCGTACTGATGGCGGTACCCAAGGCAAAGCATCAGAAGCACCGTAAGGAAATTCAGGACCTTACGAATTCGCGGCTTCGTAGCGCCGACCAACGTGTGAAGGAACTCGCTGCGCGGTCAAAGGTCAAGCTCCACGAAAAGTATGAGGAGGATGACGAATGAGCTTCCAGCTCTACCATCTCGTAGGAGCAAGGATGGCACTGGTAAAGGAGCGGCCTGTCGCTGATGACGAGTCGTTCTTCCGCGGTGCTCCTCTTGCTGAAAACGTGAGTGGTGAATTCGAAGAAGTAGCTGTCGGGGATTATGGTCCCGGCGCCATTGAAGCTATTGCACTGGCCCGTTATGGAACTGACGGAACTGTCCCGTATGCGGGGACTCCCTCGTTTGACATCACGGGCGGCTTTGGGATGAACCCCGGCCAGATGCAGGCAGTGGTTGTGACGCCGGGAGATCGCTCTCTCTGGTTCTCGGCACAGTATGTGGGAACTCTGCCTGCTGTAACTGGTGGTCTGTTTGGCATTGAGCGGAGCGCCGATGGTCAGTGGCGTGTCGATTTCGACAACACCGCCGACGAAGTTGTTCGACTTGAATCACTGGCGTGGACGCAGGACCCGATTAACAAGAACCGGGTCATTGTGAGCTTCGCTGCTGCCGCTGAAGGAGCATAACGATGCCTCACGTTAGAGGTGAATACGCAGAGCTTCTGGCTCCTGTACTGAATCTGCGGACCTTTGAGGCGTACCGCAGGAAGCCCGAACTGTACCGGGCTGTTAACAATGTGATGTCTTCGAGCCGCGCATATGAGGATGACTATGCGATCACTGGGTTCGGGCCGCTGTCTGAGACGGGTGAACTTCAGCCCACTCCGATGGATGAAATCATCAAGCTCGGTGGTACTCGCTACTTCCACAAGAAGTATGCGCTTGGGTTTGTGATTTCGGAGGAGATGCGTGAGGCTGGCAACATGGATCTGATGAGCACTCTGGCTGGTGCTCTCGGTGTCAGTGCCAGCTACACCACTGAGCTGTTTGGGCATGATGTGTGGAACAATGCCTTCGACACAACTCGGTATATTGGGCGTGATGGTGAGGCGCTCATCAGTGATGCGCATCCTGTGCCTGGGACTGGCGGAACTGCCACTAATCGCCCGGCAGTGGACACGGATCTGAGTCAGGCGGCACTGGAAGCTGCGTGGAGTGACTTCTACATGCAGGTGGATGATCGAGGCATTCCGATTGATCTGATGCCTGCCACTCTGTTTGTGCACCCCACCAAGTACCAGTTCGCACGGCAGCTTCTGGAGTCGAGCAGCCCCCTCATCACTGACCAGCTTGCGTCTGGCACCAATGCCAATCCCGGCGTTGTCAACACGATGCAGGGATGGCTCAACATTCACACCAGTCCGTACCTGACTGACCCGGATGCCTGGTTCATGATGGCGCCGCCGAGTGACATCGACGTTCGCTTCTACTGGCGGAAGACGATGGACACGAAGACCTGGGATGATGAAGATGCTGACGGCACCATTCACAAGGTGAAGCAGCGGCATTCCAATGGCTTCAGCGATTGGCGCGGCGTTTACGGCTGCCCCGGATACTAAGGAGATTTGAATGTCATTCGCTCGGAGACTGGTTGCACTCGTTGGTAAGGGCTCCGGGCCTGTGATTGCATTCCGCTCACAAACCGTTGTGCTGCGGATTCGCGGGCTCATTGAAGGCGGAGAGGTACTACTAGACATTGACGGCACCGAACATCGTTTCGATGCTGACGGTGAGTACTCGCTCTTGGGTGGTGAGTTCGCTAAGGCCACAAACAATAGCAGTAAGGGTGTCATTTGTGAGTTGCTTCTAGCTTAGTGGGGGCGGCGTTGCTCGATGATTAGGCTCTGTGCTTCTAGCCGTTGTCACATCCTAGACAAAGCAGCCGAGTAGCGCCGTCCCTAGCTGCTTTGGACAAATCAACGGCTCGGGGGTCCGGGGGCAGAGCCCCCGGCCTTCCCTAACCTGAGCGCATTCATAGGGAGCTACCAGTGCCATACGTCATTCTCGACAATAACGTAGCCACCCCAATTGCTGCACCCGCACCAAACCCAGCACTTCCTCGCACTAATTATGGGATCACTCTGGGAGCGGCGCGGTCAGAGATTCGAGCCATGCTCACTGGTCGCCAAGACATTGAGGATGCCCGACTCAATTTTTGGCTCAATCGAGCCTACACTGACATCGCTACTTCTACTAAGCACGATGAATTCAAGTACACACTAGGCTTCACAACTGTAGTCGATCAGCCCCAGTATCTTCTACCCGATCTGACTGTCACAACCATGACACTCTCTCGGGTAGACTCCGATCATGCGTTTGGTGGCGAGCCGCTACAAAAAATCGACATCACTGCTTACCGCACACGCAAAGAGATGTCTGCATTCCAAGGCATGAAGCGGAAGCCCAAGGAGTTCTTTCGGCAAAACCGAATCCTTGTGCTCTATCCAACGCCAGATGAAGTCTATCAAATGGTAATGGATTTCCGCTTTGAGCCTGCCCCACTAGTTGTAGATACCGACTCGCCAGTCCTACGTACCGAGTGGCACGAAACGTGGCTCATGCTTGCGCGCAAGAAGGTTCTTAATGCGCTCGCTGAGTGGGAAGCAAGTCTTGCTGCTGGCAACGATCTCGCCTCCCATATGCGCCTTCGCCAAGATCATGAAGCTGGTGAAGACGAGAACCGTATTGTGGCTTCTAGTGTTCCTCGTAACGAATCAATGCTGCGTCGTAAGTCGCGCATTCCTCACCCGCCTATTGACCACTAAGGTACTCGCATGCCGTGGTTCGATCAGATTGATCCAACAAGACCAGCAGATACAGAGTTTGTATCTGAAGGAGCAATGCGTTTTCGTGAGCTTAAGCGCGCACTGATTGAGCAGCTTTCTACCGCATATGAAGGCTTTCCCGGCGATTCTACCCATCAGCCTGGGGAGCCTCTACTGTTCCCAATTGTTTCTGTTATGGTTGGGACTTTTGCACAGCGCCCCGCAGTACCAACTCGTCAAGGTCATGGGTGGTTTGATCCTGATACTGGTATTCTCTATGTTGGCACTAGAGAACTTGTTTGGCAGGCAGTAGGTGTTGGCGATACTAATTCACTGGTATCGCATCGAGGCTTTAGGTATAGCCCCGACGAGCTTGCTGCGGCAGATCGACTTGGAACTGCCCGCGAAGTTGGAGAGGTCTTGGATCTTATTATTGATGGAACCACAACGGCACTTGGAACAATCGGCGTTGATTTAACAGACTTCAACCCGCTTTATGACAGTAGTAAGGTTGTGTCCGTTGTTGTAACTCCGGGATTCTACGGGTCATCTAATGCCGGTAGAACTATCGGTCACGATACTGCAAGTTCTGATCCACCAGAAGATATGTGGTTCTTTCGTGTTGCTAATGAGACTGGAGCTGCTGTTGTTACTACGCCTGTCAAGTTTCACGCAGTATTTGCGATGGAGCCAATCACAGAAGAAGTGCCCTAATGTCCAAGCCTAGATTTGGAAGTCAAAAGTTCTCACAGCACGGAACTTTCAATGAGCTTCAAGCTCTACCGGAACGTAAAATCATTACGTTCCGTGACTTTCGCATGGGCTATACTCCTAATGAGCAGCGCCAACTTGTTAATGTTGCTGCTTCTCCTAACACACATGACTTCGAGATCCGCCCCGACAATCGTTTGCAGCGTACTCCGGGCACTCTTGCTCAGCTTGCATTTGGTGGCCGTACTCCCAATCGGATGTTCCTCCACCCTACGCTCAACGCACTTGTTGAAGTAGGATTCATCAACGGTTCAGAGATCGGCTTCCGCAATACTGCTGGCGTTGTTGAGTGGACTAATATTGGGATGGCAGATCGTAATGAATTTGCTTACACTGTATTTGGCGGCACTCTCATTTTCACCGATGGTATCCGGGTTTGGTACCGCGAAACTGCTGGCTCACCCATTGAACTACTTGATGCTGCTCCAATGGCGCGCACCTATGCGTCATTTGCGGGTCGAGTTTTTGCTGGAAGCTCGATCATTGACGGACAGTTTGAGCCTCTTGGTGTGCGCTGGTCCGCAGCCAACAGCAACTATCTTGACTGGGACGGCATTGGCTCCGGCGATGAACTTCTAGTCAATGATGTTAGTGTGGGCGACCGTATTGTAAAGCTCGTTCCGATGGGCTTTGACATGATGGCCGTGATGATGCGCCAGTCTATTTGGATTGGTCGCTTCACTGGTCAGGTTCTACGCCCCGTTGACTTTGCTCCTCGCGTTCCTGGCATCGGCGCCGTCAACGACAAGACAGTGGCGCTCACCCACTTCGGTGTGATGTTCCTGTCTGACAACGGCGTTTACTTGTTCGATGGTAACAGCGTCCAGCAAGTCTCTGAGGCTATTCGTACTCGCCTGCTGCCCCTCGACTTCGCCAATATCGACGCTTATCATGCTACTTATGACCCAGTAAAGAAGCGTTACATTTTGTTTACTCCCACAGAGTATTGGCAGTTTGAGCTTGAGCACCAGCGTTGGCTCAACCGTAAGTTCACTACCATTGACTCTACAATGTATCCCACCCAGATTGACGGCATTCGCTGGTTTGAGGCTGTTGGTCAGTGGATAGAACAAACTGATTTGATCTGGCTTGACTTCGCCGGGAAGAATCTCGGTGAGTTGAATCTCTGGATGCTCGGTGACGAACTCTTTGATGATGCTAGTATTCAAAGGGCCGTAGGGCAGGAATCTTATGCATCTACCAGCTATTTCGGTAATTGCATGAGTCCCTATTGGGAATCGAAACTGTTTGATGAGCAGGATGCACAGAAGCTTGTCACTAGTGTAAAGCAGCTTATTGAGTATGAGGGGGCTGGGCGGCTTTGTATCCTCCTACCAAATGAAGACAACCAATATGAGCAAGTTGTTGAAACTGAGCTGGCTCTCCGCGACTATCCGTCGCTAGCAGTCTTTAACGCTGGCAAAGTTGGCAAAGGTACTGGTATTGCAATCTGCCTTCAATTGGATTGTGCTCTTGAACCTGTGCCAGTCGATCCCGAGTTCCCGGACTATGACTATAGCTACGACTATAACGAGCCGCCGCCACCGCCGCCAGAAGAAACTGAGTGGGAAGGTTTCCAGTTCTTTACTGACGTACACTCCTGTACTCCACAGGGTGACGCACAGCAATATGCCTTCACTTGGATTGCTTGCTTCGTCTTCTGTGATGAGCCTATTTGTGGAGGTGTAGGTGGCTGGCTGGCTTGGTATTCAAGTAATGAAGACCATTTGGCACAGCGTTGTGACCATCCCGATAATCCCATTCCTGGCTGGAGAGGGCTCTAATGCCTACTTGGCATACCGCTGACCAAAAAGTCACCACTGGTGAAGGGTCTAGTGTAACTATTGAAGTCCCTGACAATGTTTCAGCGGGGGATCTTCTTGTTGCTGTAATGCCGATGCGCGGCCTAGTTACAGTTTCAAATCTGCAATTTCCTGCTGGCTGGATTGGCTTTGTCGATAGTTATGGGAATCGGGATAGTCCAGATGGTAACTCCGGGCCTCGTATTGCAATCTTCACTCGCATTGCCTCTGGCTCTGAGCCCGCAGATTATACATTCACATATACAACTGCTGTTGGAACAGTTCCGTGGTTGTGTGTTTGTGGCCGGGTGACTGGAGCTTTGGGAGCCGTTCCGTATAGGTATTTGCAGCATAGGCATGGACCTTTTACAACTAGTCCAGCAACTACTCCTACTCCTACAAGTGGGCTTGGAGGATTGCAGGACAGCTCTTATCTTCATATTTGGGCTGCTGCTGGTATTGATGCTAGTTTCGCTAATCCTCCGGAGTGGGAGCTTGTAAGTTCTGAGCCCACAATGATTGCTACCTATGCTACAACGTACCTTCCGACTATTGCGGCGGGGAGTTTTGCTGTGGCAATCAGTAATGTCAATGGTACTAGTGTTCCGGGCGTAGAGGCTACTTATAAGTCTGCTGCTTGGTTGCAAGCACAGATTCTGTTTGTTGATGAGTCTGCTCGCCAGTCTTTCTGCCCGCCCACTGCACTTAATATGGGGTCCTCAGACATTACTGAGACGGATCCCGGTGAGAGTTTTCAGCCTCCTGAACGGCCACCGTTTGACAGTCAGAAGAATATCACCGCTGTTGGGTATGACCCCCGCACTCAGCTTGTGGTAGCTACTTCTGGTGGAATGGGAATCTTTCAGGAAGACCCACCTTCTAGTGTACGCTTCAACCACTCACTAGATTGTGGGCGCAACTTCGTGGAAGTGGCCGATCTTGATGGCATTATTGAAGTGTATCCCGGTGACAACTTCCCAACGGAATTCTTGGAGTTCTCTGTCCCTCAGGCGGGACTAGTGCCAGGAAGACTGCCGGGGCAATGGTTAATGTTTAATCTTGTCGGTGGATACTACTTCTCCGACGATAATGGTATTACTTGGTCAGGTCGGCGTGAGTCGGCTATTGGACTAGTTGAAGACACTTTTGATGCTGAATACTATGGCCTTAATGGCCTTTCAGGTCAGTATGATACTAGACATCAAGCTGTATGGCATTATCTTGAATCTTCTACCGTAGGTTATCAGTTTCAGTGGAGTGACATCACCTACGAGAACTATGGTATGGTTGGAATTCGTCGGGGCATTCTAGATTCTGACGGTTTTGCTACATGGGAAAACTCTCTGGAGCCGGGACAAGTAGCTTGGGAATTTGTCAGTAACGCAAATCCAATTCATGGAGCTAATGGGCGCTGGATTGCAGTAGTAGATTTCCAAACCGCTGCTGGATTCAATGGTAATAAGTCCCCGCGTGGACCCAACCTGCTTATAAATTCCAGCGACGATCTTGATCCAAATACTTGGGGGGCTCCACAATGGCTCATTAGCGAGTCTTTTGTCGAAGATATTTATCAAGGGGCCGGCCCAACACCAGGAGCAACAACCCGTTTTGGTTGGGGTACTCATGGTCATGGAAGGATTAAGTTTATTCCGCAAGTCGGGCATCCAGTGGGTGGGCGTTGGTGGATTATGGGAGCAGAAAACACCCTCCTTTACTCTGATGACAATGGCGACACTTGGAGCAACAGCCTTGCCGATCATCGAGAAGATCCCGGTCAGATGCATCCACTACTGAATTGGCGCAACATCTATCTGGCTGGTACTCAAGTTCCGACTGGAGCTTCGGCAGGAAAGGTTCTCGACATTATTGGTGATCCGTTTAACTCTGGCAGACTTCTGGCTATTGGCCCATCATACCAACGCCATGGAGTAACCAATAGGTTTTCACTGTTTTGCTGCTCTAA